TCATAGTATTGATGAAGCTTCTGTAGTGTAGTGGTCATCACTTTGGACTTTGAATCCAACAACCCAGGTTCGATCCCTGGTGGAAGCTTTCACCCAGCCTTAGCTCAGTTGGAAGAGCAACTGACTGTAGACATTTAAGTCTAAAATAACTGCTGATATCAGTGGGTCACTGGTTCGAATCCGGTAGGCTGGATCTCCCCTAGCTCAATTGGAAGAGCACACGGCTGTTAACCGTGGGGTACTGGGATCGAAACCCAGGGGGAGAGTTTCTCTTTTTCCGCCCTAGCTCAATTGGAAGAGCACACGGCTGTTAACCGTGGGGTACTGGGATCGAAACCCAGGGGTGGAGACTTTTGCATCTATGGCCAAGTGGTAAGGCGTCTCTTTAGTAAGGAGAAGATCGTGCGTTCGAACCGCACTAGATGCACAACGGGGTGGCGCAGTGGTTTAGCGTGTCGGGCTCATAACCCGAAGGTCAGATGTTCGACCCATCTTCCCGTTATTTTTAGAATCTATCAAGGTTGTAAAAATAACTTATCATTCACTATTATTGGTGGTGCATCTAAAACCTCAACTTCTCCTATTCTTTCATTTTGTGTAGGTTTTACATGTACGATACGACATTCTTTGGTGCTCACTATGTTTTGAGGAACAATTATTATTGGTTTGCATAACAAGAGATACATTTAATTTAAGCTTCGATAATTTTATGTTGTCCAAAATAATTTCTTTGAGCCATCAAAAAGTTCATTGATGTTCTTCTTTGATGCTTGAAATCAAATTGTGTGAGAGCAGCTTGAACTGCTGGACAAGGAATACCCACTTTTGCACAGTGCATGACAAACAAACGAGCGTTATCGACGGTTTCTTCCATAACTTGATATAAATCGGTGCCAATCATAGGACACTCGATAATTGTACCCTTTGACCAGGCCTTTTCGACACGGTTCTTTTTAATGTTTCTGGTGCCCATGAGATCGTAACCTTCTGAGAGAGAACTTGCAAAAACGAAACGAAGTGTGTTTAGAGCAATAATTCTATCATAAAAGATATTTGTCTTTTGTGATGTTTCTAGACACTTTGTATATGAACTTGTCATTCGAGCATTAAGTGCAGAATTTATCATTGGTGTTGGAATATCATACTCCAAACCAACTTGTGCACACCACCGCCCAGTTTCGTTCATTTGTGCGATATCGGAAATCTTATGGATTTCATATTTTTTCAATACATCGATAGCTGAATTTATAAGAAACCCATCAATGTCACTACCGTAGGCATCATTCATGATGTCTAACATAGTTTTTTGATCTTGGTTACAATAAGAATAGACATCAGCCATACCTTGAAGCATACCATATTCTACGCCATTATGAACCATTTTTGTGTAATGACCGTGACCGAAATCATTACCCATATATGTAACATTATTGCAAAAGGCTTCGAAAAAGTCCTTGTTATTTTCGTACGCGCGTCTCGTACAACCAAGCATTAGAGCTGGACCATGGAGTGCACCTTTGGCACCACCCGAAAGACCAGCACCAATGTAACGAACACCCCGGGCGGCGAGGTATGCTCCCCGACTTCTTGATGTTCTATAGTATTCATTGGAACAGTCAACCACAGTATCAAGAGGGTCGAGTGTTTTCAGCATGTGTTTGATAACGTAATCACTCGTTTCTCCTGGCGGAAGAGTTGTAATGATTGTCCGTGGTTTTTCCATCCTTGAAAGCATTTCACCGATATTGGTGTGACCTCGAATACCAAGACCCCTTTTCATGAGTTCATCAACCTTTTCAGAAGTTCTGTTATATACATGAACATCCGTTTTTCTTTGGATGTTGAGGGCCAGGTTTTGTCCAATGGCACCAAGTCCGATAATTCCATAAGAAGACATAATTCTCTCTACAGTCTTATACCTCTATAACTTTATCTGTGTTTCGTTTCCAACCTCGCATGCTTATTTCATTTGGCTCACACCACGGATAAACATCTTCACCAATGAAGTTTATGGCTTCCATACCAGATTCGATACATTCATTACAAGTATCAATACTATCATCAATAATGAGACCAATATTGAGTGCACGGCAGATGTCAACTTTCTTAATTTCATTTTCGGTGAAACTATTCGTAAGAATCACATCATCAAAAATACCCGGAAAATAACGGTCAATCCACAACTCTGTAGTTTCACGGACAATATCTTGACGTCCAGTTACAATATACATCTTGTCAAATACATGACGATAGTTTTGCATGGCTGGTTGAGAACCATTAATTGGTTTCAGATAAAGGAAGTCTTTTGAACGATAAAATTTGTGGAGGATTTCTTGAGATTGTTCTTCTGTGCAATTAAAAATTTCTCTGTACAAGTATTTGTATTTTGGTTTTGTTGGTAAGGCAACACCCCTCCATTTGGCCATTGGTTCGAGTAGATTTACAAGTACCTCATCCATATCAACTGCAACCCTAGTGTTCATTTAATTTTACTATATATTATTCATAGTCGCGAATTGCCACACCCACTGGAAATCTCGGAACGCCGAGAGCAGTTAGATTTTGGAAACGAACTGTGAGCTGACTTCCAATGTATTGATTTCTTTCGCGGTAGTATCTCTCCCTTTCCTTGATTGTCCCCTCGGGTTTAACCGTAAATTCGTGTCCAGTTGCCGTCTTACACACCCATACAACAGCATCCGCATCCCTCCCATGGCCCGTTTTAGCACCCACAATTTCATACTCCTCAGTTTGAAACTCCTTGAACTTGAGAAGATAATTACTTCTCTTCCCAATTTCATATATACTTGTCGATTCACGAATCATAATTCCTTCGTGACCCTCGTCGACAAATTTAGAATGTAACTTGGGTATTTCGGATTTCGTTTCGACTAACATTGTCTCAACGGTAGTTTTTGTCTTATCTGCCATGATCCGCTGTCTTTCTGCAAATGGAAGATCTGGCTTTTTCGTGTTGAAATAATCAAATGCATAAAATGTCAAGTTTTGTGGATTCATTTTAAACATACTCGTAATCTCTTCAAACGACTTGTTTGGAGCATAGCATTCGCCATCCAACCATTCACCGTCTTCAAGTTTTTCTGCAAGATATTCAACACCTTTTACAATTTTACCAGTCCTTGAAAAACATCCATTTTTTGAAATAAGGAGACGAACGCCGTCTATCTTGGGTTGAACATAGAATGGTTCGTGAATATACTTTTCACGATCCTCCCACTTATTGGCCAACATCGGAAGAATTTGAACAACTTTAGTCTTTTCGTTATTCCACATAGTTTTTGCACGTGTGAGCGCTTTTTCATAACCAGTTTTTACATTGGTCCTCGACTCAATAACTTTTTCACTCCCAACCATCCCCGATGTTTTCACAATATCGGCGGTACCATCGCTAAGTTCTTCGACACGGATGTCAGTAAATCTTTTGCGACCGTTTTTGTCTTCTCTAATAAGGCGTTCCATTATATGTATAAATAATTTCTCAACTTTAAATAGATGTCTTCACTGCCAGTTGTAAATTATGGTAGAATGGAACGACTTAGGCCTCCAGACCGCAGTTACGTGAAAATGGACGCGAACACGATTTGTATAATCTTTATTATATTATGTATATTGGGTCTTTACAAAAGGGCTATGACTATTAGTCAATCGCGTGAGCGATCTTATACTTTAGACATTTTGATGCCGACAAAAAGAGGTCTTTCTTCATCAGTTTCTTAAACTTCTTTTCCGGAATCTCCGTCTTGGTCATGTACATTTTCTTGAGAGCATTCATAAACTTGTCACAACTTTTCATCTCATTTTTGAGATCTTGGTATTTACCCCAAAAATCTGTGCTCAATTGGTGAATCAGAAGGTAGGCATTTTCGCCCATGCGACGTTCTGAACCACCGAGGAACATAAAAGTAGCTGCAGAGCAGCAAGCCCCTTGTGCAACGGTGGTAACCTTGACACGAGACTTTTCAAGAACATTCTTGAGAGTAAAACCGGAGAACATATCACCACCTTCACTCATAATGTGAATGCGGATCTCCGGTTCATAACCAATGAGGTCAGCCTTTTGTTTGAGAAGGTGAGTCTCCAACTTTCGGAAACTATCAACAAATTCGAGGGTGTTTTCCGGGGTAATTTCTCCATAAAAATGAATTTCGTTGCCGATAGTCTTGGTAACCTCTGGTTCTTCTTCCTCACCAAGGACCTTTGGACCTTTGTTGTCCAAGGCTCCGGTCAGAATATTTTCAAAGATCTTTTCGACTTCTTTCTGTGATGGCATTTTTCAATGCTTTCTTTACTCTTGTCACGTCTCTTTGTTTTAACTTACTTCCAACTGCAAGATGATTCATAACATCGAAATCTTGTGGACTTAAGTCATATTCTAGCATTTTTTCTACATTTCCATTCTCCGCATACTTTTTGATGAGACACAGATGATCTATCGTTATATGACTCGGTGCCTTTCTTTGTATTTCTGTAAACTTTTTGAATCTCATTTTATAATTACCATATTTTGTCCAACAACTTCCGGGTCTCACATTATCTTTCACCAACTTTTTACCTAAACAACTCTTTGGTATGACTAGAGCATTCAAACAGAAATATGGTGTAAGATGCCAACTCCCATTTGAATATATTGCTGTGTCTACTACATCCGCTTCGGAGAAACCATGAGCTGCTCGTCTAAAATCAATACCCTCAGAATCTAAATAGTTTTCTTGAAATATATCCCAAATATGCCCATGTTCTTCTACGTGTTCGTATACTTTCATTGGAACATCGGTACACAATAAACTTGCAATAAAATCCTTTGGTGACAGAAAGGTATCCTTTTCATCATGACCTTCCAAATACGTAAAAAAATCTCGTATATTACCATCGGCCAGAATAGCTGCATGTTTAGCCTTTTCGGAATTGTCATCGGTGAGTAGTAATAATTTTTCTGGTTTGTGCTTGGGTATAAAAATGATTTCAAAATTTGGGTACATACACATATTCACAGAAGTAATAACAAGACCACCACGAGTTAATTTTTCGCCATCTGAAACCCTCTCAACGAGTCCCTTAAAGTCGTTATCATAATCTTCTATGAACGCATGTCTCGGAGCATTTTTTATAAATGTCAGGAAATGTGATTTGTTACTCAGGTGTTCCTTTTGTATTTCAACACTGTTTGAATCATTCAATACACTATTTAACACATATGTCTTTCCAACACCTATACTCCCACATATAAACACATTCTTACCTTGACGAATGTACTTCTTCAAGGTTTCAATCTGTTGCGCGTGAATTGTGTCGACGGACTCTTCTTTTTTTTGTTCGATAATTTTAATGAAAGAATCCATTGATGATCTTACTAATCAAGCCATAGATTTAGTGCTTGAGAATGACGCACTACATGAACGTATCGTAAAACCTTTAAAAAGGAAAATTTTACCATATGTTGCTTGCAGTCTTTTAACTAATGTCGCAATGTTTATTCTTCTTGTCTACCTTGCTCGACGTCTGTCGGTTCTTCAGAGACCACTGATTTAAGTTCTTCCTCCTCATCTAGTTCAGACTGCATCTCTTCAAGGATCTTTGTTCTCTCATTGTATTCGTCTTTTGACTTTATGAGATCGCCAATTCCACCAAGAGGACCCTGTTTTGTTACTTCACCTACAACACTTGAACCTCTTCTTGATGGAATGTTTGTGAAACCGGGCAATCTCAACTTTGGAATTGCTCTGACATCTAGGATCTCTGGCTTGGTGAAGATATTGTCAAGTGGGTATTCCTTTTCAAACTCTACCAAAATAACCGCAGGGACTGTTGGTGATTGCTCAATGAGACGATCATATTCAGTCTTACAGTTATTCACAAAGTCCAAACCATCTTGATTACGCTCTTCACGGGCTAAGGCTAAGGTAAGTCTAATATTTCTAGAGAGGAGACCGTATGAGAGAGCCGCCGCCTTGTGGTTCTCCATCAACTCATTGATCTTCAAGAATTGCATAATTGTCGCAATAAGACCAGCAATAAGGTTGAGACCACCGATCACAGATGGAACCATACCTCTCACAGATTCTGGAAATTGTTCTTGAGCAAAGTTAGCGGTACCAGTCAAAGTTGATAGCACAATGACAGGCAAAGTAAAACGCATACTCAATTTTTTGTACATAAGGAACGCCCTGTGATGCATGTATCTGTAGCACCCAGACGCCTCACCCCACTGTCTCAATATACTTTCATGTTGCTCGTTCCAACTGTCACGTCGGTGCTCGAGCTCCTTTTGTTTGATCATTTGGTCGTCAAAAATTTCTTCGCTCATTTTATAATAGATGAACATAATATTCTGGATTCATCTGGTTTTCCTCATTGCCATTCTCGTGGTTCCTTTCACAAATGACGTGAGAAACTTGGAGTTTTACTCCATACTTATCCCATTCTTGTTCTATCATTGGTCGGTCAATGATGATACGTGTGCCCTTACGCAAATGGAGATGGCTGTTACAGGACAACAAAAGGAATCGACTTTTATGCATAGAGTCGTCAGTCCTATATACAAGATGGATGATAACGAAGTTAACAATTTGACGAAGACTATATTTTTCATGCTTTGGGCACTTGTTCAATACAGACTTGGTCGGTTTGACACATTTATCAATGATTTGAAATTGATGATGTCTGGTAAGATGCCCAAACCAATATAAAGTTTTGAAGTGTAATCACCATATAACAAAATGGAAGCTATTCTCGATATCAAGCAGCAAATTGAGGTCCTCGAGAAATCGAAGGAGTATCACTATGAGAAGTATCTCAACAATATTGCCATCATTGATGAGAAAATTAGTAGAGTTGAAAAACAAATTGAACGAACAAAGTCACAAGTGAAGAGAGAACTTTTGAAGAGACACTTAGATTGGTATGAAGAAGAAAACTTAAAAATGGATCAAGCGGTTGAAGTCATCACAACTAAAATTGATAGTGAAATTGAGAGACTTGAAAATGTTATGAAGAGTATTGAAGAAAAGAGACAAAAAGAAAAGTCTTCCTTCGAATACAATATTGAAAATATTAGAAATTGCTGCAAAAATAGAAGCACTGCCACGATGTTTCAAGCCTTGGAATCGGTTGCAAATGCTCTCGAAATTATTAGAGCCGAGCGCCACCAAACTTGAAACGATCAAAAAAATGAACCGACACGTTAAAATTATAGTAAATTATCATACAAATTGCGTCGGCTATGTCGTGTTTCCTTTCATAGGGAATTTCCCCAGACACGTGTTTACTGGCGATAGAAACAGTTCGCTCCTTACGCTGTTCGTAGTTTAGATGCCTCATACCAAAATGTGTGTGCATGCTCACAGGTGAAACTAAAACAACTTTATCTTTGAACATGTAATGTAGAAGCACCTCTATATTCGTAAATCCCCCTGGTGGCTGTCTCTCTATGAGTATTCTATCTGCCGCATCAAAAATAAATTGATGATCCTCCACAAATAAAGGAACTAAATCTACAATGTCATTACTTTGGATATGTTTGTAATCTTCTAGACTAACTTTCTTTATGTATTCAATGTCAATTTTTGGACCATTTCCACACTCGGCTAAGACCAAACCCATATTATGATATCCAATATCAATTGACAGGACCTTCATTGTCTTTATCTAAATAATATTCCTTAACTAATATAAATGAAGAACAAAACAAAAAATCAACTTTTGTGGTTCGTGGTTGTGGCACTTGCTGCTGCTTTGATTTACATCGTTCGTAATCCCAAAGTTGTAAAGGTTCCAGTGCAGGTGGGTGTCCCAATGCAACCCAGACCAAAACCAACGCGGGCTCCCGAGTTCAGAGAAGCGCCAATCAAGAAATACAAACCGGGTTACATGCAACAAATGGGTATTTTGACCGGAGCTGGTCAGGAAACGCTTCCCCTCTATGGAAAAGAAGTTCGGGGTAGACGGGACAGGTACCATTATTACACAACAACGGGTGGTGAAAACCTCTACCCAATTCCAGTTGCGTTTAATGGACGGGATTGTATGGAAGACATTGGTTGTGAAGAACTTTATGGAACTGAAACAGTCTCAGTAACTGGTAAGACTGGTTCATATGCGGTAAAGCTTTATCGTACAGATAATTTCTTCTAAATTACTTTTTCTTTTTCTTGTCGTCCTTGAGCAAACTTTCTGCGCGTTTTTTGAAGTCATTCGCTACCACCGAACTCGAGCAGCAGCTCAGACATGTGAGTAGCGCTGTCGCCATCATAATAGGTGGTGTCTTGATTGGACTCTTTGAAGCTGCGTATGAAATTAGCATTATACAACACATAGAGCTCACGAGAGAACCCAATCTCTTATTTGACATTGGTTTGTCACCACCAAGTATAGTCTTGTAAAAGGCCCACGCTGGCAATATTATTGGCATACATGGGAGCAACATTGGCATCATGAGAACTGGTATACCAAAAGGTGTCTTTACCATTTATTATACATCAACAAAAATTATTTCGTAAGCTCATGATCATATCAACCTCTCTTCCCTGAAGACCTGGATTTCTTGAGAGTCTTGCTTTGAGTCTCAAGAGTTCTAAAGTGGTGTCATCGTCTAAATTCTTAAAAAAGTCCCGTAATTCGTCTATACTTCGCAAACCTCTTGCGTCTTTCTCCGCTTGAACATAAGGCCAAGTCTGTCTTCGTAGAGCGGCAACTTCTTCCTCAAGCTGTCTAATTCTGGGTAAAAGAACTTGTGTGATTAAAGCCCGAGTTTCCATTTACTTAAAAATGTCTGACATCTTTAAGGTATGCTCAGGTACGCAGCTCTTAATCATGAAATGCCTAAAGTTATAAGAGATGTCTATAGATCTGGATCCAAAGTAATTTTGGATTATGCCAGAGAGAATTGCCACCCAGATGACGCAAATCATGTCTCAGAAGTTAACATGATGATGATATCATCTTTTCCAGGGTCAATGTTTGCCCTCAAAATGACTTCATTTGGATCCAGGGCTTCTCCAAATTTTGCAGAATCCCATGTAAAGAAGATAGTTCAGCATGCAATCAATAATCAATGTCAAGTTTGTATAGACGCGGAAGATGTTATATACCCCAAAGAATCATATAATATGATGTTACAATTTAATAGGTATCAACCGAATGTATTTAAGACATATCAGATGTATCGCATCGCTGCACTCAAAGAACTCGAGGTTGATATTAATGCAGCGAGACGCCATGGTATTAATTTGGGTGTAAAACTTGTGAGAGGAGCTTATCTTGGTAAGCAAGATGGTCTTTTACCAAACAAAGATGCCGTAGATAAATCATTTAGACAGGGTCTTGATATGTCGCTAAGTGCGGGTGAAAATGTACATACACTCATCGCAACACACAATTCTGAAGATATTAAGTTTGCGAGAAACTGTCCCCATAATAGATACAAAATTGCACAACTTTTGGGTATAGGTGAAGACTTTCCAGATTATAGATATGTACCATTTGGTTCCCTAAGTGAGATCGGGCCATATTTATATAGACGTTTTATAGAAAGACTTAAATGGTCTTAAAAATATCTCCTGATAGATATTTAATGAAGACCCTGAAACGTTTTGGGTATTGGTCGCCACCTCCCCTACCACCTATGAGACGCAAATATAGTATTGTCGCGGCTTGTCGAAGCGACGAAATTAACTACGAAATGAAGAAGAGTGAAATCACCCGCGTTGCTCTTCAACAAATGTATGAAGCACCTTCACTACACGAACCAAAGCAGATCACTACAAGACAGATGCGTCTCAAAATGATCCTACACGAAGCACTTGATCTTGCGCACTCAATCTGCGAACATCAAGATGCCCAGGAATGTATGTGGGCTTGGGAAATGGTTGATGAAATTGATGACGCCGCTAC